GAAACCCCCCAGACCGCGGAGGCCAAGGCTCGTACCGCTGCCTTCTTCAAATACGTGAGGGGAGGCGAAGCGGTTCTAACCCCAGAAGAGCGCAAGGCTCTCGTGGAAGATGCCACAGGGCAATACCTTATCACTCCAGAACTGGAAGCCGAGATAGAGCGCACCTTACCCAAAATTACTATTGTGCGTCCCTTGGCGACTAGAAGGCCAATAACCAAGGATAGGCTGAAACTACGGAGCCTGGCTGAGGTAAGTATTGGCTGGGGTAAACTCGAGACTGGCGGAGACATTCCTGAGTCCAGCCCTGTTCCGGGGGCTCCTACTTACCAATACGCAGAAGACCTTTACGGTTTAGCTAAGATTGGTGAGGACGAACTTCAAGATAGTGACTTCAACTTACAGACACTTCTGGCCGATTCCTTTACTCGGGCGATTGCTGAAGCGGAGGACAAGGCATTCATTATCGGGTCAGGCCACGATTCCGAAGAGCCTGAAGGCATAACAGTGAATGCTATTTTGCGAGCTGCTTGCGTAACAGGAACGGCTGCTGCTGCTGTCACTATTGAGAAATTCATGGAAGTGGTTTACACTTGCCCACCCCAGCATCGCAAGAACGGCAAATGGATTGTAAACTCTACTGTGGAACTGGCTATTCGACAACTGAGATCAGAAACGGATGCTACTTATAAAGGCCCATTCCTATGGCAACCAAGCCTAGTAGCCGGTGCTCCTAACACGTTTCTGGGTTATCCGATTTACAACCAGGACGACATGGAAGACCTATCTGATACTGGCTACATAGCCATCTTCGGTGATATCAAGGCTGGTTACAGGATTATAGACCGTGCCGGGATGAGTATGCAAAGGCTAACAGAGCTCTACTCCGAGGCTGGTTTGGTCGGGTTCAAAGTTCATAAACGAGTAGGCGGTGGGACAATAAAGCCAGCGAACAAGGCAATCGTCCTAATGAAAGAGAGTGCCTGAGAATAACTAAAGCAAAATAAAATAGGGCGGGTGAAATTGATTCCCGCCCAAAGGAAGGTAAAGCAAATGACACATGAATTACATAGAATCAATGATCCTGATGTCGGAGAGTTTTTCGCTATGGGAGAGACGGGAGAGATTTATGTCTCCAAACGAGGTAGCAACATTGGAGATGGTTCGATTGGTGCTCCTTATCTAACTCTTGCAAAAGCGTTTGCCAGTGTGAGTGCTACCAGGAAGAACATCATTGTATCTCCAGGTAGTTACTCCGAGGCTGCTTGTCTGAGTTGGCCTACCATCAACGGTGTAGCGATGCTTTGCCTCGGTGATGTCACCATCAGCACTGCTGACGATGAGGACCAAGTGATCCACATCGCCCCCGGAGTGCAGACATCAACATTCACCGCATCCATCAAGGCTGTCGGATCTCTCTGCATCGACCATGGCAACGATGGACAGGATGGCATCCTGCTGACCCACACCGATGTCGCCAAGAAGATGAACATCACCCTTGCGAACGTGTATGACAATTCGTATGATGATGGCGATAAGTTCATCACGATGCTTCATGGAGGTTCAGGAAATGCTATTCGAGTCTACATGACCGGGCGATTAACCGACGAGATTGAGGGAGCGGTCAACATTGACACAGAGGACGGGGGGGATAGGTTTGAAGCTCATGGATGCTGGTTCTCTGGAGGTCTCGCATCGAGCGCAGATGCAGTGACAACTAATATCCTGTTGAATGGTTGCGTCATTAAGCACGGGGGAGTTACTGGCGGTAATGCTGCTCAGTTGCTTTATGCAACCTACTGTCTCAGTGAGGCAAACCGTGTATTTGCAGCTCTCGATACGAATGATTTGGCAGGTTCTCATACTGAGAGTCTGTTATTCCCAACATCTTAATGGCACCACAGGCGCTCCCGCATCGAGCGGGGGTGTCCTCCTTTTTCCCCTAGGGGAGTATAAAAGCTCCCCTAGGGGAGCAAAACAAGGTTAGGAAAAAGAGGGAGAAAAAATGAGAATTAGAATTCTAAAAATGATTGCGACAAAGCTTGGGGGATTTAATCCTGGAGAAACTGCGGATGTTCCTAAAAAACTAGGCCAGGCTTGGTGTGATGCTGGGCTGGCGTGTCAAGACAAGAGTCTGGACGGAGCTAAAGAGGAGAAGGCTCCTATATATGTGAGCGATAAAGACAAAGCAAAATAACATCGGGAACAATACCCGAGGAGGTAGAGATGGCAGATTTTGTAAAGATAGCTGGTCGTTGTTATGAAGGGGCGAGTACCGATACTAAGCCAACTGGTTGCCCAAACGGGTCACTGGCCAAAGAAACGGACACCCTGATGACTTATATCACATACGACTTTGGTGAGACTTGGCTCCTGACAAACAACGAATTATATAATATATCTGTTCTGGAGCATTATGATCATTCTCGTACACGTGTCTACCCCCAGGATGTAAGGCTTGTAGCAGAGTTAGTTGCGGCTGCGGCTAATGTATTTGGTGACTGGATAGAGATAATACCTATAGATACTGTTGACTTTGACTATGAAGCGACAGGGCTTGTGATAGAAGAAGTTGATGCTGCGACAACTTATCTCATTCAACTGGGATTTAGTCTTGTTGATGGAACTGAACCAACCGAAGCTCAGATTGCAGGAGAGAGGCGGGCACTGCTACCCACTCCAGCGGTTCGGGCGACAGAGCTGCTTAACATCAAGAGCCAGAATATCCCAGCAGATGCTAAGTTATGGGGCAGGGTGAAATCCAAGGCTGGAGGTTCTGAGACAATAGGGATTAGTGTTGTTGTAGCAAGGCACTTGGAGATTACCAATCCATTTGACAAGTTAGCTACCTGGCCGTGGATAGCATAAGGAGTAAATGATGTCATTAAGTACAGAGGCATTAGTAACACTGATTCAGGCTAAAGCGTATCTGAGAATAGATGCGGTGACCAGTTTGCATGTAGATGCTGAGTTCGTTGGTGTGGGAGTTAACGCCACTGTGGAATTTGACCTCGACCATATTCCTATAGAGGGTAGTCTGAAGCTGTATGTCAATGATGTTATCCAAGTTGAAGGTACCCACTTCGAGATTAGTGGATTGACTATCACCTTCACCACAGCGCCTACTGTTGGCCATGGAATAACTGCCAGCTACGACTATGCTGCTGATGCCGACACATTCGAGAACTATGACACCTTCACCACAGCGCCTACTGTTGGCCATGGAATAACTGCCAGCTACGACTATGCTGCTGATGCCGACACATTCGAGAACTATGACGACGAACTACTAGAGAACCTTATCAATGCTGCCACTAAAAAGGCTGAGAATTACACTGGGAGAGCTTTTGTCCAGAGGACTGTCACTGAACGACATTTAGGGGAAGGTTCTAAGGTCATGACGCTTTATAAGAGGCCTATCTCTTCTTTCGCCTCAGTCGCTAAATATTATAATGACCATGTTGGAACTGGCGATGGTTCGACTGTGGAATTTACACTGGATAACACCCCATTGGGTGATATAGAGTTATATATTGATGGAACAGAGCAGACCTTGACTACCGATTATACGATTAGCGGAAAAACAATAACCTTTGGCTCTGCCCCTGGTGATGAAACAAGAATAAGCGCCGACTACAAGATAAGGCTCAGTGACTACCTAGAACAACTATCTGTTGGCAGGCTAACTCGTGAGCTTACCTGGGTGAAAGATTATATCTATGAGGTTATCTACACCGCTGGTTATGGCGACAGGGCAGCTACGCAAGCACTGGTACCCGATGCTGTGGCGGCCACGTTGATGATATTGGCTAACTTATTTGAAAACAGGACGGACTTAGTCAAAGGCGAGGTAGTCGCCCCTGAAGGTGGGCTTTTTATGAGCTTAACAAATATCTTGAAACACAGGGTTACAATCCAACTGAGGACTGCTACTCAAACATCCACAGGTGAGACGATAACCTGGACTCCTGTTGAAACCAGGTCCGCCCGAGTCATTCCCCTGGATGCTCGAGCTCGGGCAGTATATATGCAGACGCAAGGCATAGTATCTCACAAGATTATATTCCGAGGCAGCGTCAGCCTGAGCTTGGGTGATAATCGCTTACTCTGGAATGACAAGGCGATGATACCAGTCGGGCCTATTCAGGAGCTTGGCCATACGACTATAGTTATGGTGAAGGAGGACTAATGGCTGGTACGCACATGACCCTCACAGATAACACTGACAAGGTGATAAAGTCTATAAATGAAAGTGCTTCTAAGCGTATGGCTAAGGCTGTTAATGAGGTTAGGAATGTCGTTTTAGAAACCCTCAGTGGAAGTCGCACTGGTAGAAGATATAAAGTACCAGGAACGCAAAAATTCTATACGGCTAGTGCGCCCGGAGAACCCCCTGCACAGGCTACAGGTGGATTGAGGGAATCTGTAAAAACAACTGTAAGTAGTGAAGGCAAGAAGATTGTGGGAACGGTTGGGACTGACCTTGAGTATGGGAAAGAGTTGGAGTTTGGCACTCATCGAGTGGCTCCCAGGCCGTGGTTGAAGCCTAGCTTTGAAAAAGCCAAGGGTAAGATTGAGGAGATATTAGACGG